GTCAGGCCATGTGGCGGTTGAGTATTCCGGGAACAAACTGCTGTTAGCACACAAGTAATCGACTAACAAAGTGGTGTAGTGTTCTGCATTTTGCCTCGCACGATCTATCATATCTTTCATCACAAGGTCTGAAACGGGTACAGTGTCCTCAGACTGGCGTTGCACCAGTGTGCCGTTGTCCATACGGTAACAAAGGTTAGGCGTAACGTCCACCATAACCCACCACAGCAGCATCTTTTGGATGTAATCCTCTAGCAAGATTTGATAGTTACCCGCAATCGTGTTAGCTGCTACATCGGTCTTAATCTTGTTAAGCAAATCAGTTCCCAAAAAGGGAAGTAGCCACTTATCCTGCGCCAAATAAATGGACGGATATAACAAGTTAGGGTCAACACTACCATTAACGGTCGTGTACTTCTTTATGTAGTTCTCAGATATTAATAATACTTCAGCCATAGTTGTAATTATTGATTGCCGTAAATAGGGTTAGTAGGAAGGAAGCCGTTATAGGGCATGTCTTCAGGTAGCTGTGCCACATACTTAGGATTGCGCACCTTATATCCCATACGCTCAGCTGTTGCCACGGCTACGCGTGTTGCATCAGGGTCGTTAGGGTTAATCTTTGCGCCTTTAGCATCTACATACACACGCTTCTCCCAAAAATGCCGACAATTGCCGCCGCCTTTATAGTGCCATATGTCATATGTATCCGCTCCCTCAGGTCCCCATCCCGGATTCACCGCTACATTCTCCATAGCTACTATGTCTTCTTTGCGGTATAGCTTGCCCGCCTCAATGACCTTCTTACAGAATGGGCGCATATTATCATGAGTAAAGCTACCTGCGTAAACGTAACGAGTAATAAAGTATTTACCATCCACCACCTTGTCTTGCTCACTCTTTGCCGCTGGTCTTGCCGCCCCTGTACGTACTGCAAAATCGTGCTGTACTTCCTCGTCTGCATTGTAGCTATCTATCAATATCCAGTCTTCACTTGCATCTTCACCCAACGCAATAAGCGCATCACCTGCAGTGCTATCATCTACTTTTTTTTTTTCAAAAGCAGATTGTACCACCTCGGTTGGTTCCAAAGAACCAGGTAATACATCGGCAAAGATTGCGTCAATAGTGGCAGTTGGTAACGTCGGGAACGCAGCACTTACAATAGCCTTTGCACTTGTCACAGGTACAGCACCTGCAGCACTTTGCATTACGATGTCCACAAGTGAAGTAATCTGTGCACCATTCAAAGCCGTAGCGGCAACATCTGCAGTAGTGCCTGTTGCATTCGCATCGGTTACAACAGATGCCTGCTCTGCTACTAGTGGTGTATTTGGTACAATCTCAAAGCTCACACCCGGCATTTGATTAGTCAATAGCTCTGTGATGCTCTTATCGATTAGTGTTTGATATGGCTCAATGACTTGCTTGTTAAATATCTCAAGTCCCGTAGCCATCTCGTCCTTATTGCTACCAAATCCTGATGCCTCGCGAATACCAAACAACAGTGGCGTAGTTACACGGTGTGCTGTAATTATCTTCTGCGTTGCAGTAGTATCCATCAATTGATACTGTTTATCTGCATCGTTTACAGGGAATGGTGTAATCTCGGTCTTAGGTTGATCGCGCTCGTTGAAGAACATTACCACCTTGCCCGCGTTACGAGCACCACTCATCTTGTTCTCCCAGTCCATCATCATCTGTTGCTTCTGCTCAGGCGTTGCTTGCCCGTTGTAGAAGTTGATAATGGTAGAAGGAAATAGACCGTTTGAGATTTGGTTAATATGGAATATCGAAATCTGTTTGTCTAGTTCAATATAGTTAATCGCACTCCAGTAGTCGGGGCGTGGGTATGTATCGCTGCCCGTATAGGTAAAGCACCAATAGATTTGGCGCGGCTCTTCCATTCGAGTCAAGTAATTATACTTGGGTATGAATTCGGGCGTGTTCTTTTTCTTTCGTGTGTTGCTCCAGTCGTAACTGTGAAAGATACCTACCTCGCTATCATCATCCTGATTTACCGCTATGCGGCATTCTTCAAATGGTATAGGATTTAGCTTGCTTATAACTGTGCGGTCATTAGACCATATCACCTCTATAAAGAAACCACCAAACAACTTCAAGTCGTGGGCGGCTGCATACGTCAAAGTATTTATATCAAGTGCATCCAGTTCCTCTTGGTATTGCTCAGACTTAATACCCTTACCCGCTATCATGTCACCAATAGCCACAACTAAACTACCGTGTACGGGTGACTCGTGGGACAGGTCGCGTAGGTATTGCGGAAAATCATTTTGATCACCGTAATTAACCCAACCTTTTCGGTCTATTTTTTCGGCATCGGACTTAGCAACGTACTCGCTAAGTTTCAATGAAACTATATTCGATTCTTTAGATTCCATAGATAATGTCGTTAGGTATCACATCAGTTGGCACATCAAAATAAGATGTGTTATTTGTCAAGACAGCATATCCACGCTCAACCAAACCAAGTACAGAACCATCTGACGGATTAGTATTGACTGCAGAATTTTGCCCGTATACCTCGTAACGGTAACGCCCTGACCGGGTAAGACCAACTGTTGTGACAGTGAGTTGTGTGATGCGTGTATTTTCATTGACAATTACGGCAACCTGTGCAAGGTCTGTGCCCGTGGTGCTGTTCTCCTCGTGGGTTAACACCAATAGATAATTCGTGTATGCTGTTGCAAAGTACTGCCTAGCTTCATCGAGTGAAAGAAAGAGCGTTTGATTCGCTGTATTTGTAACTAGATATATCATGCCTTTTAAATTTAAAAAGGGCAAGTCAAATATAACCTGCCCTTTTTACAATACAACAAGAACACACAAAAACGGAAAACAAATCTTAGTAAGCAGGGCTTACAGTAATACCTGCGAAGTTGTCGAAAGGTACAGAAGTGAATGGCTCAAGGTGTACAGCTGGAGTCAATTCCTCAGCAGTAGTAGTAACCTGATAACCCATCAAATCCGCCTTTTGCGCTCCCGATTGTACAGTACCTGCAGTCAGCTGTGAGCCTTCACCTGCACCAATCAACAAGATTTGGTCATCATTGGTACGTACAAAAACAATCATCTTTGCCTTAGCTACGTTTAAGAACTCGTTACGCATGTCTTGATTCAATTTACCGAATGTCCATTGTACTTCCTGTGAGAAGTAAAGTGTACCCGATTCCAAGTTCTTGTTTACAGTCTCAATGTAAGAACCTGAGTTACGGAATGGAACGTAACGGTAGATAGTAGCAGTAGGCAATCCGTCAACTTCTCCATCTACACCACCGTAAGTGATGCCCGATGTAAAGTCATCGTAGTTAGCAATCAGAACCTCTTTAACACCTCCGATACCTTCAAGGCATCCGAGTGTAAAACCAGTAGTTAATTCACAAGCCATACTATATAGTTTTTAAAGGGGGTTGTTACACCCCCCGTTGATTATTATTAAGATTATAGACCCCAAGAAACAATGTCCTCAGCTACGCAGATTTGAGCACCCAAGTAGAAGCGTGCACCGTAACGCACGTTTTGTGATCCATCCAAGTTTTGCATATCCAAGATGAACACTTCGTTCATTTGGTTTTCCTGCCAAGTACCAAGCATCAAGTTTGACTTCTGTGAGAAAATCAAAACGTCATCGCTCATACCCGGACATACTGCGATTTCGTACATACCTACGAAACGCTTGTTTACTTCAGGACCACCTGTCAAGTACCAACCGTTACCTGCAGCGATTTGAGCTTGCATGTATGCTTCCCAAGCAACCTGACCCATGTAGATGGTTGGCTTTTCAGCAGCACCTTTTACACCGTTTGAAGCGGTAGAGATAAGCGACCAAATAGCACCGATGATTGTAGTATCATCCAAAGTACCTGTACCCGCGCTAGGTGCAGCAGATGCAGCAATCAAAGTCTCGAATCCATCGTACTGACCAGTGGTAGCGTTAACACCTGACCACATTACAGTCTCGTTGTTAGCAGCAATACCGCTTACCAAACGCTCAACAATAGCGTCTTGGATTTGAGTGTTTACACGACCTGACATTACATCGGCAGCAGACCAGTCTGTAAAGAAGTCCTTCTTACAGATTTGACGCTGTACCTGGAACTCTTCCAAAGTCAAGATGCGCTCAGTCAAAGTGATAGTACCTGTTGGGGTAAAGTCACAAGTGCCTGCGGCGAATGTTACAGTGTCTTCAATTTTACGAGCCACTGACTTGTAAGGTACATTTGGCTTCATAGTAACGTACCCTGCAGATACGTTAGAAACGAGTGCCTTGCGGCAGATTTCACCAGCTAGCTCTCCCGCGTAGGTGGTGGTTAAACTTAAAGAAGTTGGCATATCTTTTTTACTTTTTTAATCTTGATTAATTACTTTGTTTTGAGCGAATGCTTTCCATGAAGTCGCTAAATGATGAGCCATTCGTAGCTACTACAGGTTGTGCATTCTTTTTAAATTCTTGAGATTTTACAGAAGGAACTGCAGGAGCCTTTTTAACCGAAGCGAGTTCAGCCTTTACAGCGTCCGTGTCATTCTTAGCAGATTCAACTGCTGCAGCTAGCTCAGTCTTTTCAACCTCTAGTGCAGCAATGCGCTCAGACAATTGACCGATAACGGCAACGAGGTCTTCGCTACTCATCTCAGTCTCCTGTTCTGCACGTTCAATTTCAGCAACCATACCATCTTCACCTACTGTGACGCTGGTAACACCGTCCTCAAGGAGATATACTCCTGCAGGTACAGGCACTGGGTTTCCTTCGGCATCTGTGGTGTAGATGTCTACACCTACTACCCACTCATTAGCGGTAGAATAGATTTTAGTACCATCGGACAAAGTGCCTTCTACTGCAAACTTTACTTCCGTTGCCGGGGCTTCAGCTGCTGCAGTTTCTTCTTCGAACTTGATACCAACTGTGGAAGGGTCAATGCCGTACTTAGAAAATACGGATTTGATTTGTTCTTTGATATTCGACATTGTTGGATATTTGGGTATAGTAGCAAAAACAGTGTTTTGTTACATCCAACACTATGCTGTATCTTCGCGTGGTAAATAATTACGTACAATATGAAAACACAACCTACTGCTATGCACACAAAGATTACCGTGCGCATGACTGACAAACAGCTAAAGTCATTACAGAAAACTGCAAAGCAACACAACATGAATGTTGCCGAATATGTACGCGCTTGTGTTCTGTGAATTGGTAAATGTGATTAATAAAAGAAGGCCCTCGTTAGGGCCTTACTTTTTTACCAGAACCAATTATCACTTTTATATACGCATTAACCGCAGCTAATATAACACTATTTTTTAATCTGCATGCGTGCCGTGTTATTTGTGCTGTCGTTATCAGGTACACCGTTCACGGCTGTAATAGTTAGCACATAATCCGTAGGCAATGCCACAGGTGGTGACGTGATGTTATACACGCTTCCAAACGTTGCACTCTTGCCAACTTCTATGCGATCAGCACGCGACCATGTACCCGTGAAGCCACCTACGAGGCCGTGGTTTACTTTCATACTTGTAATAACTACACTGCCTTTGTTGTAGAAGGTGTAGAATATACGCACACGGTTGGCATCGAGCCACTCATAACGGTCTATTGTTACGCTTGCATCCAGTCCTGAGGCAGGTGGATTAACAAGTGTAATAGTCAAACCTGTGCTAATGGTGTTATCATTCTCATTGGTTTCTTTTATTACCATATTCGGGTCGATGGTAAGTGAGAAAAGAGCATTGCCTGTTTGATTGTTAGGCAATCCAAAGGGTGCTGTCTTAGTTACTACCGTTTGACCTTTGGGTATGGTCACATCGCCCGTGTAAAAAACAAACTTGCTACCATCGGGACGGGTGAAAGTAAGATTCACTGTAGCAATCACATCAGCCGTATGCACCTTATCCAAATTAACGCTATAAGTCACTGTTACGCTACTGCCTTGCACAGCCGTTGCAAGTGTTGATATAGTCCCATATAGGTTGTATTCAGCAACGGGCACAGGCACAGGGTCGCCACCGTCTAAACTCTTGGCAATAGTCACGGCATTGTACATATTCACCACGCCATAACCCAACTCTAAACTCTTACCATTGACATCGTATACATACCCGCCTGTTTTTCTACACGCTTGGCGTATCACATCCGTTACCTGCGCCTCCGTTAGTGCTGGGTTGGCAAGTATCACACTAGCCGCAGCTGCAGCCATGACAGGACATGAACACGACGTGCCGCTAAAGTTGGTATAGTTACTTGTTGCGTTATAACCCGATGCACCCGTACGGTCTACCGTGGGACATTGTGTACCCGGGGCGGATGCAAAAGTCTTAGGTCCGTAGTTACTAAATGAAGCGCGCAGGTTTGACTGTGTAGATGCGCCAACTGCATGCACCATAGGGTATATTGCAGGAGCCTGTGTGAAGTTTGGATTGCTTTGATTACCTGAACTCGCAAAGATGGGTATGCCTTTTCCGCCGCGTCCGTATGTCTTTGCCGCTGTTAAGGCGTTTTGAAATAACGGATATGACGTAGAGCCACCACCGCCCCAACTCATGGACACAGCAAGACAGTTAGGGTTAGCTATTGCCTTGTTAATTGCACGGGTTACTATGGTATCAGATGTAGCAAAACCGCCTGAAGATGTGGAACCATAACCGATATGCAAAAATTGCACTTTCAGTTTATTGTTTCCTAGTGAGGAAACGCCCACATTGTTATCCGTTGCTGCACATATCAAGCCACTGCAACAAGTCCCATGCTTTTCATATTCGCTTACTGGGTTTACATCGGCTGCATCGGTTACACAGTTCCATGATGTGCTGCTAATAGTACCCACTAAATCTTCATGCCCTACCTCGCAAGCTATATCCAGTACTGCTACTTCGCCATAAGCCGCCCCATCAATCAAGCTCCACGCCTCCGATGCTTGCATATTAGGCAAGTGCCACTGTGCTGCGTAACTGTAAGCATCTGCGTCCGTTTGATATGGTTGGATGTAGTCAGGCTCTACGCTCGTAAATAGTTTTGAGTTCATCAGTGAGATGTAGAACTCATTAAAAGCGGCAAAGGCAGGTACTTCTACAAATAGAGTATTAGTCAACTGAAAGATTTCAGTGACTACTATTTTGTTCTTAGAGCAATATGCACGCGCTGCATCAAGGTCGGGAGCAACTAGGATAGCAAGACCCGTAGCGATTTGGTCTAGTGATCCATCAACTTCATTCACTTGGCAAACTTTTTTATGGTCTGCCTTTATTGGCTGTTCGTCCTGAAATACGATGATGCCAAAAGGCTCATGCACCGCGACTACGTTAGCCTTAGTTTTGTTCTTGTCAAAAGACTCTTTGTCTTTAAATTTTACACTATTAATTTTCATTTGGATGGGTTTACTTTGCTCAATAGCTGGTCAAGTTCCAGTACTAACTCAGCCTCGTAGTTCTTTACACCGCTCATGGCTACGCCTACCTCGTTAAAAAAGCCTTCTATGCTATAGCCTTTTATCTTGCCCTCCTTCACATCATTCCATACATGTTCTTCATCGACTTTTGTACCTATGAACCATGTGCCTACTGGCAGGTCAGGCAAACCAAGTTCAATGCTCTTATCATTCTTACCCTCTTTTAGCCACGATTCTACCACGGTCACACCTGTAACGGGTATCTCATGCTGCAGGTTAGTGCTGTGTTGCAGGTTCTTTTTGAAGAACTGATGCGCGATAGCTTGCACTGTAGCCTTTTCAAAGTATACATAGTACTCTTCACCTTTCTCATCATAACGAAGTATCTCTTTATCCGGGATAAGGGCAGGGCCATATAACATACGACGCTCTTCATCCACTTTTGCAAACTGCATTTTAGAAAGTGCAATCCAATTTTCTTCTTTTGTACGGTTTCGTCATATACAATCAATTGTTTTCAAGGCATAAGCCGTCCAAACGTGGGCGGCTTTTGTTTTATCCTATGCGTGCGAGGTCTTCTACTTTAATCCTTACCTCCTGTTGACTTGCTACATCACCCGCAAGTACATAGGCTCTTGGTGTAAGTTGCTCAGGTCTTTCCTGCAGGAATGAAGATGCAAGCGGGTTAAACTGTGCAGGTTGTGAGCCTCCACCGCCATCGGGTAAATTAGGCACGCTGTCATTATTACCACCACCACCGGGATTGCCACCACCTTGAAATTGTTGCTGTGCAATGGTCGCCACGTTAGCCAAACCCGATGCAATAGCCACACCCGCTGCGATAAATGGTTGAGCAGGGAATAAGACTGTTTTAGGGTTGGCCGCAGCACTTGCAAAGATTGCGTTCGCACCTTTGTAGGTATCCACGGTGGCCTGTGCAATGCTCACAGCCTTTTGTATTTTAAACGCTGCCTTTGCTCGTTTTTCATCGCCTTTGGCAAATGCTGCTGTTAATGCGCCAATAGCACCCAACGCATCGGATGCAAGTGACAACTTAGCGTCTTGTACAGCCTCTTCTTGTGCTATTCTCGTTTGTGCTGACTTTGCATTAATAGCATCTACTTCATCTTGATTTTGTTTTGCAATAGCTGCAAGTTGTTCCGCATTGCCTTTTGCCGCATCGCGCAGTATTGAGTACTTTAAATCTGCTGCTGCAATTTCTTTGTCTACACCTTCCTCCATTAAGGAAATACTAAAGGCTTGTGCATCTCTTTGAGCCTTTAACTGCGCATCAAAATCCGTAACCTCAGTCTTTGCAGATTCAATAGGCTTAGCCGCATCCTTACGGATTTGCTCGGTAATCTTTGCGGATTCTGCAGCCGTTTTATTACGCGAATCAAGTATCTGTTTGTTTAAATCTTGCTCT